ATTGAACCTGTTGTTATATCTGTATCTATTTTTGCCATTTAGTTTCTATTTAGGAGATTGCCAATTTATTGATGAATTTGTTGTTACTGCCTCTGGTGGGGTTGCAGGTGCTTTAGTATTTATAAACATTGCTGAGGCATTGGCTGCAGCTCCTAAAACATATGAACCAAATTTAGGGGAATATGCTAAAGGTAAGTTTAATATTTGATTAGTAAACTGTCTGTTATAAGCAAGTCTGCTATCTTCAATACTAATAATTACATTCTCGTAATTTGTATCAGTAACTCCGAAAGCTCTACCTTCATTTCTTTTAATATCATTAATTAGATAATCAAAAGAGTTACCTTGAATACCTCTTTCAAATAATTGTACTTTAGCTGAACCTGTTTTCTTTTTAGCTTCTAAAGATAATTTAAATTTATCTGCTGCGGCTTTATCATATTCTACTGATTTCTTTTTCTGTAAAGATATATCTGTGTAAATAGCTTCGTTATTAATTCTTTTTGCTGTATCGAAAGTATTGGCGTTAACCGAGTTTGCTTGAGCTTTATCGTTCTTGTACTGCATGTACGAGTTTCCAAATTGCATTGCTGCATAAGCATAGGGGTTACACATATTTATATTTTAATAAATTCATAAAAATCTATTCCTTTTATTTTCTTCTTGTTAATAATTTTAAATCCACACCATTTAATCCAACGTAAATGAACTTCGTTTCGACTATCTATAAAATTCCAAAGTATCGGATATAAGTCTTGCATTTCTTGAACTCTATCTTTGCATTGACGAGCAAATGGTAAAGCTATTTCTAAAAATCTATTTGTTCCTAGTAAGAATGGAGAACCAACTGTATGACTTTCCGTAGGGCATACACCATACATCGCTATAAAGTTACCATCTTTAATAACAGACCTACACATCTTTGAATTTCTAAAGCCTCTTGTTATAGGTTTCAAAGGGTGTTCACCCGTCATTGTAAGAACTTCATTAAAATCGTCGGGTCTAAGATCGTCTACTAATGCTTGACAATCTTCTTCAATACTATTTCTTTCTTCAATCACTCTAAGATATGTTTCTAGCTGATAAGATTGAGAATATTCCAGTCCAGTCTGCTGATAAGAAATTACTAGGTAGGTAACTATTATTATCTATTGTAATTACTACGTCTTGATTTCTACATTGAATAGGTACTTTAAAATCTCCACTATCGGGAAAAGGTGTTCCTAATACAAAACTACTAGACCCTAGTATTTGTCCTGTAAATTTATACACACCTGCTGTTCTCGCTAGAGGTGCTACTGTTACTTCGAAATAACCACTATCACCATAAATTAAAGCAATCTTTTTAAGTTGTAATCTTCCTGCACTAATGGTTGATCCTGCTCCTGTTGCTTTTGTTTCTCGTGCATAGAAAGTCGAGAATTGATATTTAAAATTATATTTCCTACCTACTAAACAAGGATAATCTGAGTGATCTCCTGATGAAGTAATAGTTGTTGTAGTGGGTTGTGCTACTGTTAAATTTCTTCCTTTTTTAGTTGAAGCCCAAGATCCGTTATATACCACTTCCATAGGATTACTCTCAGGGTAAGGAATAGTCCACGTAGTTAAATCCGTACCACTTACATATACACCTGTTAGACTTGTTTTTCTATCTAGTAAAACTGGGAAAGATAAATTTGTATCTACTTCATTAGCTTTTAAATTCATTTTCTCAATGTAAGTTCCGTCAGCTCTTTTAATAATTAAATAAGCAAAGTTTTGAATTATATCTATTCCTAAAATAACGTCTGTACTTGCAAATGAGTAAGTAGACCATGATCTTTGTAATGCTTTTTGGTTTACATCAAAGTAATATTTATAAACAAATAATTTACTTCTATCTCCATCAGATAAAGCAAATAATGTTTTTTCACCTGAAGAACCTTTAAGAGAGAATATGTTTGCTGAAATATATCTAGGTAAATTAATTGTAGTATCTGTAGCATCTTTTACATCGCCATCGCTTGAAACAAAATATTCTGAAACACCACTATATGTACCTCTATTACTAGCAAAGTAAATATTCTGACCTAACCCTATAGGTTTGGCTTTATCAGAAATTTCATACTCAGTTGCTTGGTTAATAGATACAGTTTTAGCTGTAAGTGTTTCTTCTGGTTTTAAAATAAATTGTGATTGATCTGAAAATAAAATCAATTCCTCATTAAAAGGTACAGCGTATTTTAGAATACTAACTTTATTATGAGACATAGAAATATCAACAACATCATCATCTTGAGTTGTAGTTACTGTTGTATAATAATAATTAAAAAATTCCCCTGCTTTAGAAAAGATTACATTTTCATCAGAACAAAAGCCCAATCTATTTCTGTAAAAAAACATATCATTAATTTTTGTACCAATGAAAGAAGGATCAGGGTTAGTTATTGAATCTCCTACTTCTCGACCTTTCCAAGAAGGGTCATCATAAGATGTACTACCAATTGTATATGTACCACCATCACATGGTGTAAATCTAAAGTTACCGTCTGCAGTTCTGATAAGAACAAAAGGCATAGTAGTTGCACTAAAGTCATTATCTAATCCGTCTTTAACTGTCTCAACCCAAGCATCACCGTCCCATTTGACATAATAATTATCAAATTGAGTTCCGCTATCTCCTGTAATCTCAATTAGAAAACCTGTGTACCCTGTGTAGGGTAAGTCAGAAAAGTTTTGAGTTTTATCTTTTAATAAAATTAAACCATCTCCTCCTAAACCATCTGAAACTCCTGCGGTAAATGTTCCTGAAGTTTTTGTAACATAAATAATAGAACCGTCTCTAACAACGGTATAACCCGTTAAGCTAGCATTTAAATCTGTTGTTAATTCCGTTGCTATGTTATCTGTTGTAATTGAACTAGCATTTGCTGAAGCTGAGTTATCTAATGTTTCAAAACTTGCCTTTTCTACTCCATCAATAGTAATTTTATAAGTTGTTTTATATTGACCATTTTTAATAAAGAATATTGCCTCATCAGGTCGAGCAGTAGAAGTAGATCCTGATTTAGCTATAGTTGTATTCTTATTTATAATGAACGTATAATCTGCAACAGTAATTAAATTAATATCAGTCTGTGGTGTTGTTGTTGTTAAATAACTTAAACCCGAAGGTGCGACTACAGTTTTCTCAACGCCTGCTAATGTATATACTTTCATAGCACCGTTAGTAATTAAAACTTGGTATTCTTCAATATCACTTCTATTAATTAAGTGTGTTTTAACTGCTATATCTGTTGCTGTACTTAATTTTGCAATATGTTCTGTAGGCGGTCTTTTACCTAAACCAAATACAACATCTGATAATCCATTTTCTTGAATAGCAGCTTGATTTGGTAATCTAACAGTATCGGGTTGTTGGGAGATACCATTTAATAAATTTTGGATTGAAGAACTAACTAGTCTAGCCATTGTTAATCTTCAGGTTGGTAGTTGTTTCTATCTAATGTTCTAGCAACGTCATAATTATTAAAGATACTATGATCTCTAGTATCTCCTTCTGCTTCTTTTAAAACAGCCAAAGCCTGTAGTTCATCAACTTGATGAAATTTATGTAGAAGATCAGACGCTAACATTCTATCTTGAAAAAGTCTTGCAGCTCTAACTGTGATATATCTTTTAGCTGCTTCTGGTATTTCTGTAAAATCTAAAAACCAAGTTATATTTACATAAACAATTGAGTCAGTTATTGTATAAGTATGATCTTTTCTATCCCATAATTTTCTAGCACGTTCGACATAATCGTCATTTTCGCTAGCACCAGAGGTATCTATTCTTAAACAGTTTGAAGGGAGCTCTATCTGACTAGATGAGTTAGGAATTAATTGGTAATCTGTATCTGTATTAAAATGCCAACCGACATTTTGTACTTCTCTACTTACATTATCAAGTATTGTAATAGCAATAGACACATCAGTTGTAGTAGCTGCAGTTATAGTGTTAACAGGAGTTTCTCCTATTGAAGTCATCATAACATTTACGGCTTCTAATTTTGTTGTAGTTGATGTTGTCATATATATGTTTTTTTTGTGATTGTTCGCTTATTAGTTGTCGACTTCAGGGGTCAATTTCTCGACCCCTAAAAT